ACTTTTGGACTCTGATGACGGTACAGTCAAACCTTTGTGGCCTGAGTTCTTTGATTTAGCAGCCTTGGAGCGTACAAAAGCGTCAATGCCCGCGTTCCAGTGGAACTCGCAGTACCAACAGCAGCCTACAGCCGAAGAAGCGTCTATAATTAAGCGAGAATGGTGGGGAATTTGGCCTCACGATGAGCCACCGCAGGTAGAATACGTAATTATGTCGTTAGATGCGGCAGCGGAGAAGCATAATCGCGCAGATTATACCGCTTTGACCACTTGGGGGGTGTTTCTTAATGAAGAAGAGGGCGCACACCACCTGATTTTGCTCGATTCTATCAAAGAACGGCTAGAATTTCCCGAATTAAAGCAATTATCGATGGATGAGTACCACAAATGGGAACCAGACGCGTTTATTGTGGAGAAAAAGTCCTCTGGAGTGGCGATTTATCAAGAAATGAGGCGTATGGGCATACCTGTACAAGAGTACACCCCCCATAGGGGTACTGGAGATAAGATGGCACGGCTCAATTCTGTAGCTGATATCATAGCATCGGGTATGGCATGGGTTCCATCCACCCGTTGGGCAGAAGAATTAGTAGAAGAAGTGGCAGGGTTCCCGTTTATGTCGAATGATGACCTTGTGGACAGCACTGTTATGGCGTTATTGCGGTTTCGTCAGGGTGGATTTATACGCCTACCAACGGATGAATGGGATGATGAGCCGCAATATCATTATAGACGTGAGTATTATTAATAGTATAGTACGCGCATGGGGGTACGTTTCCCAACCCCTACGTGGACGCTGTCCCTCCCACCCGATGGCGGCGTCCACACTTTACTGGACGAGTGGCAGTATGATCTGCTATAGTTTGTATAACTTTGCATTGTGAGGACATAAAATGGCAGTCGAGAAACAGATGACTCCCTTTGAAATAGAAGGTCAAGAAGACTCTGAAGCACTTGAGATTGAGATTGTTAACCCAGAGGCTGTTTCCATAGAAACAGAAGACGGTGGGATGGTCATAGACTTTGAAGGGGGTATTACTGATAGCCTAGTGGGGCCGGGGCATGACGCTAACCTTGCTGAGTTTATAGAGGATGATGAGTTAAAGATTATGGCGTCTGACTTACTAGCAGACTTTCAGGCAGACCGTGAGTCTCGTTCTGATTGGGCTAGAGCATACGTCAAGGGTCTTGACCTATTAGGGATGAAGATAGAGGACCGTCAACAGCCGTGGGCAGGAGCATCTGGTGTGTTTCACCCACTACTCACAGAGGCTGTAGTAAGGTTTCAGGCACAGGCTATGGGTGAGATATTCCCCGCCTCTGGTCCTGTACGTACGAAGATTGTAGGCAAGCAAGCCCCAGATAAGACTGATCAGGCAAATCGCGTACAAAACGAAATGAATTACCTGTTAACTGAAGAGATGTCTGAGTACAGGGATGAAACAGAGCAAATGCTGTTTAAGCTTCCTATCGCGGGTTCTGCGTTTAAGAAAGTGTATTATGATCCATTGATGGAGCGTCCATGCGCTATGTTTGTACCCTCCGAGGACTTTGTAGCGTCTTACGGAGCGTCAGACCTCAAGACATGCCCAAGATATACGCATGTGATGAAAAAGACAGCGAATGAAGTACTACAGCTACAGGTAAATGGGTTTTATAAAGAGGGTGAGTTACCTGAACCTACCCCAGACTACTCCGACATACAGGAGAAGTATGATGAGTTAGATGGTGAAGAAGCGGTTATTGAGGATGATGATCGCCACACCATTCTGGAGATGCATGTTGACATGAACATGCCAGAAGATTTTGAAGACCCTGATGGTATTGCACGTCCCTACGTAGTTACTGTAGATAAATCCTCCTCCACAATATTAGCTATAAGAAGGAATTGGTACGAAGAAGATGAGAAGAAAAGAAAACGTATGCATTTCGTTCATTATCGATACCTACCGGGTCTTGGCTTCTACGGTACAGGGCTTATTCACCTCATGGGTGGATTGGCTAAGTCTGCAACTTCGATACTCCGTCAGCTTATTGACGCGGGTACGTTATCTAATCTACCTGCGGGTCTTAAAGCTCGCGGCCTCCGTATTAAGGGTGATGATACACCACTTATGCCGGGTGAATTTAGGGATGTGGACGTACCGGGTGGCGCTATACGCGATTCAATTACGTTTATCCCTTATAAAGAGCCATCAAGCGTACTCTACTCTCTACTCGGAAATATTGTAGACGAAGGACGTAGAATAGGTTCTGTAGCCGACATGCAGGTCGGAGACATGAATCCTAACGCTCCTGTAGGTACAACACTCGCTCTAATGGAAAGATCTATGAAAGTCCTTTCTGGCGTACAGGCGAGGCTACACGCGTCTCTCAAGAACGAGCTTAGAATACTAGCTAAGATTATACATGATTATATGCCCTCAGAGTATTCCTACGATATAGAAGGTGACTTTGATCGCAAAAGTGATTTTGACAAAAGGGTAGACGTTATACCTGTAAGTGACCCCAACGCTGCAACCATGTCTCAACGTGTGATGCAGTATCAGGCGGCGATCCAGCTTGCCCAGCAATCCCCCCAGATTTATGATATGGGCAAGCTGCATCGTCAAATGTTAGAAGTACTAGGAGTACAAAACGCAGATGAGATTGTTAAGCTACCTGATGATATGAAACCTGCAGACCCTGTTACAGAGAACATGATGATGATGAAGCAGGAGCCGATCCAAGCATTTAAGTACCAAGATCACGAAGCTCATATCGCGGTGCATATGGCAGCGGCTCAAGATCCTAAGATTATGCAAATTATAGGGCAGTCTCCGTTTGCGTCAGCTATACAACAGGCTATGGCTGCACACGTAACAGAACACGTAGCGTTCCAATATAGACGTGAGATAGAGAAACAACTTGGTGTGGAGATGCCAAACGAAGATGAGGCACTTCCAGAAGACGTAGAAGTACAGTTGTCACGTCTAGCCAAGGATGCCGCTGAGAAAGTGCTACAGAAAGACAAAGCAGAAGCCGCGCAGCAGCAAGCACAACAGCAGCAGCAAGATCCTCTAACACAGATACAACAACGCGAGTTGGCTATAAAAGAGCAAGAACTACAGCATAAGATGCAGATGGACTCAGCTAAATTACAGCTTGATGCAGCTAAACTAAAAGTCTCACAGAAAATAGAGGGCGCTAAAATTGGCACTAAAATAGCTACAGAGCTAGATAAAGAGCAGCGTAAAGATAAGCGTGAGGGAACGAAGATAGGACTAGATATAGCGAAGGAGTTAGATCAGGGTGGAGGTTAGTGTATTTGATGCTTTGGAAAGGCGTCTAAACGAACACAAAGCTGAGATAACAGAGTTTGTATCAGGTGGTGGTGTGAAAAGTATGGAAGATTACAACAGGCTCATAGGAAAACTTGAAGGTATAGATATTGCATTAAATAATGTAAAAGAGCTTGAGAAAAGATTTATTGAAGCATAAGGTGCTTCGTAATATTCGCGGATAGGCCGCGCAAGGTAACGGTGAACCTTTAAATCACTGCAACGGGTGCAAAATGATTGCGACAGTCAAAGTCGATAACACGAAGGTAAAGGATGACCTTCACGCAAAACTACCAGAACCTACGGGATATAGGCTTCTGATAGCACTTCCAGAGATTGATGAGAAGACAGAGGGTGGAGTATTTATGCCTGATGGCCTTCGCAAAGACGAGTCTACAGCGTCTATTATTGGTTTTGTTATAAAATCAGGATCAGATGCGTATTCTGACAAAGATCGCTTTCCTAACGGACCTTGGTGTAAGGAAGGAGATTTTGTAATCTTTCGTTCTTATTCAGGCACTAGGTTCAAAGTTCAAGGTAAAGAGTTCCGTCTTATAAATGATGACACTGTAGAAGGTGTTGTTGACGATCCAAGGGGGTATACAAGAGCATGAGTACGAATACTGCAGAAAACCTAGAGAATGAAGTAGAAGAGACTACAGAAATCGAGGTTGAGATTGAAGAGGCTCCTGTAGAACAGAAACAGGAAGTCGAAACAAAGGTAGAAGAGTCTAAACCAGAAGCTACAGAAGAAGCTGAAGCAGAGAACTCTGACACTGAGATAGATAAATATAGTGCGGGCGTACAGAAACGTATTGATCAGCTAACTAAAAAATATCGTGACGAAGAGAAGGCTAGGGAAGAAGCACTACAGCTTCGGGAAGAAGCTGTTAAGTATGCTCAACAGGTTAAAGACGAAAATGAAAAACTTCGTAAGTCTTTAGATGAAAATGAAACTGTACTGCTCGATCAGGCTAAAGGTAGAGTCGAAGCTCAGATTGCACAGGCTAACGCTAATTATAAAACAGCGTATGAAGCAGGTGATCCTGATAAGCTGTTAGAGGCGCAGTCAGAACTTACAAGATTACAGAACGAACAATATCGTGTGAGTAACTTTAAAGCCTCTAAACGAGAAGAGCCAGAACCTGTACCGACAGAAGTACCGAAACAGGAAGCGCAGCCAGAACCTGCAAAGCCTCCGCAACGTGCTTTAGACTGGGCAGATAAGAACACTTGGTTCATGGAAGATAAGCGAATGACAGGCTTCGCGTACGGTGTACATGAAGAACTTGTCACAAAAGGTGTTGAACCAAACAGCGAACAGTACTACAATGAGATAGACGCT